CCATTGGCCAAGTTGGTCAGTTCTGACAGTCTACGAGTCGTCGTCTCCTTATACGTCGCTTGCGCTGACTTCACGCCAGCCAGTTCATTCTTAGTCCGGCTAAGTACTTCAACTTGCTTGGCAATCTCAGCTTCAGCCTGTGCTTGCTTCGGTCGAATATCATTCGCGATAGTCCGTTTCAGGGCATCCAAGTCACCCGACAGAGCCGTTTGTGCGCTCGTAGTCTGCGACTTAAACGCTTCAAGTCTAGCAACAGAATCCAGCTCAATCCGCTTAGCTTCCTGTGCAAGTAGGGTACTTGCGCCAGCCAGTTCATTTTTAGTCCGGCTAAGTGCTTCAGCTTGCTTGGCAATCTCAGCTTCAGCCTGTGCTTGCTTCGGTCGAATATCGTTTGCGATAGTTTGTTTTAGAACATCCAAGTCACCCGACAGAGCCGTTTGTGCGCTCGTAGTCTGCGACTTAAACGCTTCAAGTCTAGCAACAGAATCCAGCCCAATCCGCTTGGATTCCTGAGCAAGAGAACTACTTGCGCCAGCATTTCGCAAAGCTTCCTCAGCCTTGCGCTTAGCTTCTTTCAATGGCCCGTTGTCAAAGCTATTAAAGCGCTGATTGATAGTGTCAGACAGTTCTTGCTTGACTTCTTCAGCTCTTGCTTTGGCCAGTTCTACTTGATCGTTAAAGTCTTTTTTGATTTTGTCAACCTTTTGGTCAAAATCTTTATCTGCTGCTTCAATCTGCGCTTGGATTTTTGCTTCAACGCCATCTTGTTGCTTTATCTGCTTGGTAATCGTTCCCTCGTAAGAATACTGAGTATCATTTCCAGCTTTACTATCTGCGCTGATACGTCCTCTCAGACCACCTTTGAAAGTAAAGCTCTGACTTAAGACAGGAACTTTAAAAGTCTCTTTCTTATTGGTCTGAATGGTTACCCACTGCCCAACCTCAAGCAGTAAATGCCCTTGGTAGTTGAGATTATACGGATAGTAAGTTAGGTTTTTCAGTTTGTAATACAGGTCATTTAAAGCACTCTGGGTCATGAAGACATTGTCCAGTTCCAAAGACCGGCCTGTCTTCATACCGACCGTCAGAGACTTCTTGTCCGTCTTACAAGTGATACCAGCTATCTGATACTCAATCTCACTCTTGGTCAAGCCATGCAAGAAGTAACTGTCAGCGTTGATCGTGATATTGGACTCAGTCAAATCACGGATTTCCATCTTGCCTTCTCTGTTGAAGAAACAAGACATCCCAATCATCTGAGTCATAGCGCTCAGCATATCCCTGAACGAAAGTTTCTTACCTTCAGGAACTTGCTCGATATGGTAACGCATAGCGCTGATTCCGAAATAGTCATTCGCTAACTCAATGCCTGTTTTCAGGCAGATTTCCTGAATAACCTCTCGTACTTCAGCTGGGAAATGCAAGTCCGTCACGTACTCACGATTAAGTTTAAACATACCGTCCATAAGCTCAAGCGTAGTTGTGTTGCGGTTTCGGTCAATTTCAATATCGTTTATGAAGTATTCCCCCATCTTGACCCACTGATAGGTATCCCCAACCAGTAGACCAATCTCAGGGTGCAGGGTATCCAGCTTATTGAACGTGGTAATGATACTGGTAAAGGTAATTTTACCGCTACCAGCGCAGGTTCCACCAGGCTTATAAGTATCGCCCTTAATGTAGCCATACTCAAAACTAGCCTCTTTGATATCCCGTGAAGCATAATCACCAACACGAATAGCCAGCGTCCTTTCCTTGGCAAACATGGCTCTGTCAAATTGTCGTCTAGTTAAAGCGTCCATTTTCTTACCTCTCTACCAGATTAAATTTAGCGCCAGACCAAGGTTTAAACTTCTCAGTAAAGGTATAGCTAGGAGCTGTCCTATCACCGACATAGAAAGTCTTTGTGACTTGGCCATCCATGGGGTCTGGATAAGATACCTCAAAAAATTTAGATGATACAGCATGTAAAAGCTGACTTATTTCTCCCTGAGTCATCATACCCCATTCACAGTCTAGTTTGCGTTTGGTCGTGATACGGTCACGCACCATGTCGCCATTGGCATTACGCCCTGTCTCTCCATCGATATCTTGAATACCGACTTGAAAAGATTTGGGAGGCTTCACAGCCACCCCATTGATTGTCAATTGTGCCATTTAACCTCCTAAATCTTGAGCAAGGTTTGACCTGCTCGTTCATGTTCCTTGTTAATTTCTTGGATTGCTACCCGACCGAACTCATGTCCTGCGATTTGGATAACGATGTCGCCAGCCGGTAATGAATAACCTGTAGGTACATTATTAGCAGGCATTCTTTCAGCCAGTTTTTGAGCCAAGATAGAAATCCATCCTGTATTCCGTTCAAGAGGCATTACCGCTTCTTGACCAGCTTCTCCGACCCCAATGATGCTAGGAGAGTTGAATACACCACCTCGTGCATACCAATCTACAGAGAATGATGGAATTCTAGGAGGCATCAAGCTGAAGCTACCAGATATATTAAAGTGAGGGAGTTTGATTTTTGGTAAGCTCCAATCAAAGTTAAAGAAGCTTTTTAGTTTATCGATACCACTTTTAACGATGTTTTTAGCATTATCCATTGCATCATTAAACAGATTCTTGAACCAGTTGGGGATTTCTTTCAAGGCATCTTGCATATCTTTCCATCTATCGCCAAACCAAGAACCGATTTTTTGGAAAGGATTCTGAGTTTTCTTTTTTGCACTCTCAAATTTCTCTCCAAACCATGTATCAGCTTCTTTCACTCCATCTTTGATATCATTCCAACGGTCACCGAACCAAGAGCCAACTTTTTCAAAAGCTGAGTTCACTTTATCCCGACCTGACTTGAACTTATCACCAAGCCAAGTATTTGCTTCGGCAAGTGCGTTTTTAGAATCATTCCAACGGCCATCAAACCAAGAGCCTAAGTTGCCAAATATATTTCCAATAGCATCCCATGCTTGCTGGAACTTCTCGCTAAACCATTGACCTATTGGCTCAAAGATTTCTTGGAGTTTCGTCCATAGACCGCTGAAAAATTCGCCAATCGCTTGACAAATACCACTGATAAAATCACATAGTCCTTGCCATGCAGTTTTAGCAAACTCAACAACAGTGTCCCAATTTTGGTAGAGCAAGACACCGATACCAATTAAGGCTGCGATTGCTGCAATAACTAAGGTTATTGGACTTGTCAAAACTGCTAACGCTGCATTAAAAGCCCATGTTGCAGCTGTAGCGACTCCTGCTGCAACAGAATGTGCAAATTCCGCCGCGGTTGCTAATCCCATTTTCGCTGTATGAGCAGTCCATGCTAGAGCTGATTTACCAAGTTCTAAAGCAGTTTTCCCTAGCTGTGCAATTGTTTTACCTGAATTGACAACAAAATCTTTTGCATACAACGCATTCAAATAGATGGTTTCTCCGAAGCTGACCAATTTATCAAATGTCAAAGCTTTCAAAGCTAGTCCAAGATTTTTAATTCCGCTAACAATAAAGGAAACCTTACTACTTAATAATTCGAATGCCCCTGCAAGTCCTCCAGCTTGTTCAGCCCAAGACAAGAACTTAATTCCTTGCCACACGGTTGCAAGCGTACCAATCACACTAGCGATTGTGGAGATAATCTCTTTATTTTCTTTACACCAATCTGAAAAAGCAGTAAAACCATCGGTTACTAGCTTGATTGTATCAGCTAGTAACTTCAATGCCTCTAGTATGATACCGCCTAGTAAATCAGCGACGGTTTCAATACTTATGCCGAATGTGTTAGACAAGAACTCTGCAAAAGGCTTCCAACTTCCTTCCCAAAGTATTTGAATAATGTCAATTAGCCCATTAAAAGCATTAGCAATAGAGTTAATAGCAGGGACTACATGTTCATCATAAACACGACTTAAGCCATCGCCAAATTTGTTAACAGACCTTTCAATGCTCTCAAATACAGGCGCAATAGTATCTAATAAACTTTGGAAGACTGATGAAATTTTAGGAGCGCTTGTCACAACGACTTTTTCAAAACCTTTAAACAAACTTCCTGCTAATTTACTACCAACTTCAACAATGGTAGATGTCAAACTCAACAGAGTTGACACAATAGCGCTACCGATACGAACCGCACCAGTTGAGGTAATGACGTCGTAGAAAGCACTAGAAAAGTCCTGAGCTATGTTTCCTACTGCCTCGGAAAGGTTACCAACATTATCAAACAAAGCGACTAGCGCCCTGATAATGCGTTCTTTTTGCCTTCCAAGGCCATTTGCAATACTTTCGGCAAGGAAAACACCGATACCTAGCCCGATAGTGGTTATTGAGCCTGTCACTTGCCCTAAAGCATAAGCAATTTTCTCAGCCATTCGGTTAAAGGCATTCACAACCCTTGGGTCAGTGGCGATTTCTCCCATTGTCTTAGCTATTTGGTCTAAGGCAGTCTTAATGCGTTTTATACCTTCTGGTCTAAATGCTGCATCAAAACCTTTCTTGAAGAGGTCAAACAACCCTTTGAGCTTATCTCCAAGACCATCAAAAATGCTCTTGAATTTGTTGTCCATGTCGGTCAACTCGACTTCTGGCAAGATGTCTTTGAAAGGTCCGCCACCGCCTCCCTTTCCTTTACCACCTTTGCCACCTCCTCCAGAACCGCCTGCATCGTCGTCTTTTGGTTTTTGCAAGATGTTAATCTCATCAAATCCCAAAAGACCTAGCAACTCTTTAGCGGCCTTCTTAGCGTTTTTGGCGGAGTCTCCAAGATTGTCAGCAAGTCCTCCTGCTGAATCTCCAGCGTCGTCTACTGCGTCAGCAAGGTCTCCTGCTCCGCCTGCAGCATCCTTCATGGCGTTACCCATGTCTCCAACTGCTCCACCAACACCATCTTTCACTGTTGCTTTCTTGTTGAACATCAAAGCGATAAACTCAGCGAGTTTAGCAGTAACGTTCTTTAAGACCATAGCAAAAGAGTTCAAGACAGGCATAATGGCATTGATAATCGGTAACATAGAGTTACCAAGGTTCAATGCTGCGTCCTTCATTAGCGACTTAAACAGACTGATACGACCATTTACAGAATTAGACAAGGTATCTCCATACTTGGCTGTAGCTTGCTCCAGGATAGCCATAAGACGGATTTGTTGCTGGGTTTGAAAGTCGAGTTGGTCCCAACTTTGACCATTTGAGAAACGTTTAAAAGCTTCAGTGGACTTAATCATAGCCACATTGACGTTGATTCCTAGGTCCTCAATTGCTTCGGTGTTCCCTAGTAGACCTGAGCGAATCCGCTCCATAACGTCTGTAATCGTGCGCCCTGAACCTTCAGCAACCACTGCCGATGTCTGCAACATCTTAGCAGTATAGGCGCTTAGCTTATTGGTATCTTTGATAAATCCAGAAAACAGGTTGGAGTAAACCGCACCGTACCTGGCCGCTTCACCTACACCCATATTCATTGCATTTGCGTTATCGTTAACCCATTTTAAGAAAGATTGCGAACTCTCGCCCATCTGACGCTTGATTTGGTTCATAGACGCTGACACTTCAAGAGCTGTCTGCGTTGAATACATCCCAACATCAAGTAATTTCTTACCAAGGATTGCAAAACCAGCGAACTTAGCCAGCTTACCAAACGCACTACCGATTGAGTTCGACTGTTCACGAACTTTGGCAGTAGCATTTTTCACTCGGTCAGATGTTCCTTTGACCTGATTCTCGACTTCTTTCATCTTTTTCCTGAAAGGCGCTATCTCAGCGTCAATCATGACTTTCAATTCATCAAGAGTTGCCATTTACTTCCTCCTTCCTTTTTCGATTATGTCTCTCTGCAAATTCACGCATCCGTTCCTTATGCAACAAAAGTGCTTGTTTCTGTCGTTCCAGTTCTACCGCTTGTTGTTCTTCTACAAATAACTCAGGCGCATACTCCCAGAACTCAACAATCTTAGCGTCATTGGACAGTAATAAAGAAACGTGATTGGAAATCATCTGCGAAAGTCTGTATGAGTCAATAATCTTCTCTTTACGCTCTTGGGTTTTGACACGGTTGTAGCTTTCTATCATTTCTCTGATTTCAAGCACCGTCAAATCCCAAAAATCAAGAGGCTTGCCCCCGATGTCCAAAAACATAGGATAAAGCCTCTCAATAATCTGAGTTACCGTTAAGATTACTGGACTACTGTCATTTTCTTCTTGGAAGTTTTCTTGTCCTTGCTTCCTCGTGGAGTAAAACCCGATACTTCAAAGAGTGGCATTAAAACCTCTGTCATGAATGTTGTTTGGTCTCCACCATTGTCCACGTATTCATCGTATAGGTCGTAGACATCTTCAAAGGAATACCCATGTTCATACTGCTGCAAGGCGCCGTGAACTAACAACAACATAACTTTCAAAGGTGGCAAAGTGAACTCTTCGCCTGCTTCAGGCATGAAAATCTTCAGCAAGTTCATGCCGATTTTTTCTTCCACAGTTGCAGCCTGATGAGATGTCAAACGTAGCTTCAACTCTTTTTCGTCAGTAACTTTCCAAGTTGTGTATTTTAACGCCATTTAATTAACCTCCAACACCGTCTGTAAATTCCAACTCTGACTGCAAGGCAATCTTAAGTGTGAACTCGATAACGGCATTGACACCGCCACCGCCAAGCTTAACAGATACTTGGCCTTCAAAATTGACCTTAGTACCGTCTGGGTATGCTTGCTCGAAGTAGAGTTTCTTCTTGTCGTCTGCTGCCTTACGCAATACACGATAAGGAGCAGTTGCGCTTGAATTATTATAAGAGAACTTGTACTCAAGTTCTCCTATGTCCCCAATACCAAACTCGTACTTCTTCACTGTATCTTCAAGAGTAGTATTTTCTACTTTTTCGAGTTCAATACCAAACTCTGGCACTTCTTTCAATCCAACAAGTTTAGTATAAGTTCCTTTAGCTTCGCCATAAGATAGCGTAATTCCATTTGCTAACATGTTTAATTCTCCATTCTAAATTGAAAAACAAGCTCTGAGTCTAAATCAACGACACCTTCAAAGCGCATGACCTTATGTCTCAAATGAGACGGGTCTGGCACGTCTTGGCAGTCGGTTCTTCGCAAACCTAAAGACTCAAAAATCTGATTGATTTTAACAGCTAACTCACTAGTGCTGGTATCATCAAAGATATCCACCTTATAGCGGATAGATGATTTTTGTTCCTGGTCATCAAACCAATCACCCGGCTTGTTTTGTTCTTCTAAAAAAATAACGACTGGGAAAGTCTCCCAATCGCTAGGATAAGTATCAGTCACATTATCTGCGACCTTTTGCAATTCTTTATAAATAACAGGCTTGATATTAATCATTTTATTTGTTCTCTTATCTTTCTACGGACATAATTCGAAATATTCTTAGACACACGCTCTTGATTGTCTCTCAAAGCTGGATAAAGATAAGGCTGGGCAGGTTGACCATACATCTTGTAGAACTCCCCAATCTTTTGAAAGTGGTAAGGTCCTACATTGATTTGGTCTTCATGCACATACCACGGACTAGACTTGTAAGTTACGCTGACCTCTGGAGAGATACCAGAATGGCTAGCTTGTCCTTTTGGTCCCGTTCCAAACTCAACGTAAGGAGCGTATTTTAGGTTGGTGTAAACCTCGCCTATAGCCTTATCTCCGTCCATTTTTGCCCTAGTTTTGATACTAGTTATAAGCTCTCCATCTCTCGCTGGTGCGAGTCTTCTTGCATCTGCTTGGACAACCTTTATAGTAGCATTGTGTACCGCACGTAAGACGATATCCTCGCCAGTTTTTTTACTAGCCAATCGTCTACATTTAGCTATGAGCCTATCTGCCCCTAGTAGCCCTGACACGCTCTAACTCCAAAACTTGATGATGTGTGTAGACCTTTTTAGAAATAACCCTGTGAGTCACTTCTGTCTGGCTATCGATACACACACCATCTTTCACTTTGATTGTAGCTGACTTGTTGGCATTTGCGTTCAAAATATCATTGACACGCTCGCCATACAATTCAGACTGTAGTTTACTACTAGCTGGCCACAACTCAAGACGGATTGTCTCAGCTTCCTTGACATATCCTTCTTTTGCGACACCTTCCTCAGTGACAGTCTTTTCAAACCGTCGCATTGGATAAGGTTTCAGTCTACTCTGCTTCAAAAACATGGCCTGCCACCCTTGCTAGTCTATGCATACGTATACGCTGTAAAAGGCCCGTAGACAGGCCGTTTTCTCCGTAGACTACTTCTATACCACCTTCGGTTCTAGAACGCTCTCCTTCCGCTCCTGAGCGGTTGTGGAGCTCGATAGCAACCTCAGGTATCAAAAGACTTAAAGCAGGTGTCAAAGATGTGCGATTAGTCTCTGACAAGATAAGATTTGTAGCCCTTGTTTGGAGCAACATGAGAAGCTGAGTATCTTCTTCGCCTGTTAATTTCTTCAGCAACTCTATAGACATATCAATCCTCTTCTAAGAACTCAGGTTCAGGGAGGATTTTCTCAAGAACGTCTGAGATAGTGACACCGTTGCTGGCAATATTGTCAGCCAGCTCAGCATAGCGCTCCTCAGTAATCTCAAGTTCCTCTCCTGCCAGTCGTTTCACATTTGATTCCCAATCATAGAAATCTTGTTTGATTTTAAATTTCACTTTTTAGTTCCTCCAAAACTTCTACAATTTCGGCTTTTGTCAACTTATAAGCGCCTGCTACACCTGCTTCTTTCGCTAGATCCTTCAACTCTTCTAGAGTTTTATTCTCTAAATCAGAATACTGGTTAACCTGCTCTTCTTGAATATAATGACGTCGTAGCAATAAACTCATATCGTCACCTCTTACGCGCCACCGAATTTTACAACTCGTGTAGGGTCGTAAAGGTAAACGCCGTAGTGTTCATCACCTGTGATTACGGTAGTCTTCTTCAAGATATCGCGGTCTGTTTCGATAGCCACATCACGTTTAAGCAAGATAACAAAAGCTCCATATTTGTTAGCGTCGTCTGTCTGAGTTTGACTTGGTGACACTTTAACAAGGAAGCCTTTACCTTCATCAACTTTTTTAGAGCGCACGATTTGCACACCATCAACTTCACCGAAGGTTCCAGAAACAACCATATTTGCTCCAAGCTCTGAACCTTTAATCCATTCTTTTGCTACTGCAGTTTTTAGCTTAGTAGCATCTTTAGGGTTGATGATAGCAACATACTGTGCATCTTCTTCGTCCTCAAAGATATCTAGAGCTTTATCGATTGCCTCAAGAGTTGTTGGAGTTTCTGTAATATGTTGTGTTGCAGTTTTAGCTACCGCTACCAAATCATTATCGATCTTGTTGGCAATAGCTAAACCAAGCTGGTAAGTCGCTTGACCTAGTGGGTCACCAAGACCTGACAAAAGAGACTCATCGGTAATTTCATAACCTTTACCTGCTTTTTTGATGGTCATAGTAGTCTTTTTAGTAGTCAATTGGTCTGGCGTAATTGCTTGGCCTTCTTCAATTTCAGTAGCGTCTCCTGCATACTCCCATGCTGGCACTGTTAAAGTGCTACCTGGTTGACCTTCAAGCTTTGTCTCTACATACGCTAGCGGTGTAAATTTAATCAATTTAGGTAATTTAGCGGCTACCATATCCGCCATTACTTCTGGATTAACCATAGTGGCTAATTTAGTTTGTCCTGCTGTCATTTTCTATTATCCTTTCAATTTCTTATAAAGCTCTGGGTTCTTTTGATAGAGCTCATTTCGACTCTGATAACCCATACGAGCAAATTCTTCTTTTGTGATACCGTCACTATCGACTGGCGCTTGTTTCATTGGAGCTCCGCCTTTTAGTTTTTCTTGAACGCCTTTTTGCACGGCTTGCTCCCATGATTTCTGCAATACAGCGACAGACTGCGATACCGTCTCTGCGCTTGTCAAATCAACTACATTTACTAACTCAACAGGTAAGTCACGTTCACTTAGCATTGCTTTAGCTTCTGCGGTCAATTCCTTGCGAGCAATAGCCTTCTCACGGTCAGCTAGTTCTTGCTCACGCTGATCCAACTGATATTTTTGTTTCTCGTCAGCGTTCATCTTGGCAAGTTTCTTAGCTTCGTTTTCCTTGGCTTCTTGCTCAGCTTCCCATTTAGAGCGTTCGGCAGATAGCATCTTACCGATTTCAGCACGAGTGAAAGTTCGTTCGTGCTTTTCTTCCTGCACTGAATCAACATTTCCTTGAGTGTCGACAGTCTCAGTTGATTCAGTAGATACAGTTGCATTGATTTCTTCTGACATAATTGTCCTCCAGCGATTACGTCGCCACTCGATAATCTCGTTTTACGTCCGGCGACGGAACAGTACAGCTTTTAATGTCATCGGTACAGTTTGGACAATATAAAAACCGTACGGGGTTCCATACGGTTAGGGCATAAGAAAACCGCCTCGATTTCGATGCGGTTTATAGCAATTTATAGCAGTCTATTCCTGCAAGTCAAGATGTTGGATCACCTCCTAATCTTTAATGGCACGATTTGAAACTTTGGCGTAAACATCCACATAAGTCTCTTTCTTATCTCCGTTATGCGTGATTTCTGCATAATTTCCACAAGGTTCGCTTGATGTAATTGCGTTCGTACTAACAAGAGCTTTCCAGTTTTGCAGGGTCTTGCTAAACCAAACTACAAAGCAGTCTTCTGCTTTGATTTCACGACCTGATAAGCGTGAAAATTCTTGCGATGCCAATTGTTTTGCTTTTTCTAACATTTTATTCCTCCGTTTTTTCATATGTTTCTGCAAAAATATCCAGCTTGCATGGATAATATTCTCCTTGCACGCCTTTGATAATATAATCCCCTTTTTTAGCTACCATATCACCTTCAAGTGTAGCAATCCATATATTCCCAAGTGCATCAAACCAAATCTTATTTTCTGCAAAGTCAATTACCTCTTTATGGTTATTGCCGTTCCACTGCACAGCCTCGACCACTACTGGTTTTTTACGGTATTTCATTCCTCACTCCTTTCTGGGTACGAAAAAAGCACTTAGATCTCTCTAGGTGCTTAAGTAGTGAATTGCATTTTTATATTTTTTAACACGCTCGTAGTCTGTATTGGTAACAGATTTCAAACGTGATAAATCTGAGTTGTGTTTCAAATCTGCAAGTTTTACAATTCTTGCTAAATTATTTGATTTCACTTTTTCAAGATATTCTTGATAACTTTGACCTTTTTTCTTTGTCAAAATTTGTACCGCTGTAACAACTTCATTTGACAAACCCGACGCCAATAAATCATCAGCAGTTACATCACTATCCTCAATCACATCATGCAAGAGAGCAACAGCTTTTTCTTGTTCGGTTTTGACTTGGCTGGCCACATAGAGAGGATGTTGTATGTAATCAATACCTGCTTTATCCACCTGCCCTGCATGTGCTTTTTTAGCGATAGCTAAGGCAATATCAATCATGCTGCTACCATCCTGCCGATATAAGCAAATGCATCCTTTTCTGGAATTTCTTCGAAATCCGTGAAGTCATTGAAAAAGATTTTATTAAACCAATCAATGCTATCAACCCACTTTTTGTCGATGTCAAAAACTTGCATGACACCATCAATTAAACGAAGTACTTGAGGATTGTTCGTCGTTGTGTGGTAGTATTTAATATCTTTCATATCACTTCACCCTCTCTATATTTTTAGGAATCTCAAGCTCATTACTTAAATCAAGCATTTCTTTAAATAATTTCATGCGCTCTCGATCAGATGTACTTGTATCACGATACTTCTCATAAAGCTCATGTAATGGACCATTCTTTAAATCAAAACTTTCCTGAGTATGATACTGCATTTCAAAGTTGATACCATCTTTTTCAACGACTGTATTCACACCTTTATATGGTCCATCTATTAGCCAAGTATTTTTTACTTTAACAACTTTATAACCCTCTGCAATAAGCTCCTGTTTCATCTTTAAATACTCTTTTGCGAAAGTATCAGGATCGAAAATAGTTGTATACCGCAAAGCATCGTTAATTTTACTTGTAGCCTTTGATAAACTTATATTTTCAGCTTGGCTATCTGTTGTAATTTTACGAGCTAATGACTCAGCTGTTTTCTTCCGAAATTCAAGACCAGCGAGTTTATTTTCACCAGCAATACGTTGCATATCGCTTGTGATTTTTGGCTCGGCTTTCGAAATCTTGGACAACAGTTGCTCACTATAGAATCTTGCTTTAGTTTCCCTTGTACCTTGATTATACCCCTTTTGTTTTCTTTTCGCAACATATTCGCTATACCACTCTTTATAAGTCATATCGGCAGGCACGTACTCAACTTTACCTGTCTCTGGATTCCTTGCTCTGCGCTTCAACTTGCTGTAGTCTGCGTCCTCATCGTATCCGACAGTAGTAGACCTACACCAAGGGTGCATAGGCGGACAATTGACACCAGGGACAGCCTTATCCCTATCATAGACCTGATTGTCATGCTCCTGACAAATCCGTGATGTACGCTTGTCTAAGACGGCCGCAAAGATATACTTTTCTATGTCTGCTTCTTCATAGCTGAGTAGTTCCATTTGGTTATGAAAAAAGGCTGATTCTGTCCGAACCAAACGTCTTGCATCGTTCTGACCTACATTGAACCTCTCAGCAATTGCTTGTGCAGTTTCTCGTGTATCTCGGCCTGTCATGAGGCTCATAAGTAGTTCATCTTTTATGCTAGAAGTAAGCTTCCCCGTATTCTTCCAGATGTCTGTAGAGTAGGTACTTCCGTCACCTACCCAACTGAAAGACTGTAGATATTTAATCTCGCTCTCAGGAAGCCCAGAAAAGCCGTATGCTATTCCTGTCTGCTGCTGCAGGTCAAAGGTAGCCTTGTAGTAACTATCCTTCATCAAGTCGCTATAAAAGGCGTCTGAGCCTGTCTTCTCTGAATGATAGATAGATTCACGCATACGGTCTAAATCGTCGCTCAAACGCTCTAGGCGCTTCATACGGAAAGAATAAGCTGGGCTGTCTAAGTCAGCTAGTAATCTTTGGATGTTCGGGTCATTCGGTCTCGCTTCAAGTACTTTACGAAGTTCATTCAGATTTTTCTTGTCTTTCATGTTCTTCAAGACTTGTCTAGCTTCTACCTGACTTAGACCATAATCACGTTGGAACTTATCAAAAATCTTATTGACTTCCTTATCCAAGTAAGTCTTGGCTTCCTGATAGACCTTATCGAACTGGTCTGCCTGCTTTTCGGCCTTGTCCATCTGCTGGTAAATCAGATTGGCTTTCCTCTTCGCCCAATACTCCTGATTCTTCATCCTCTACCTCGTCTTCGGGTTTCGTGTTGTCTTTGTTGAACATCGGCATGTCTTCCATGTTCTTCTTTTTCTCTTCTTCCAAGGCTTCCAGCTCAGCGTCAGGGTCTTCCACAAACGGCAAGAGAGAAATAAGCTGTCTATTGGTCACTTTGCCTTCCAAATTGTTCACAATCTGAGAGATTTCTAACAAGTTCTTAGGCAAACCACGACTGAATTGTGGAACGATTGAATGAGACTCTAAAGCAATCTGCTTCATGCCTAAGTAATGAGCAAAAATCGCAATACGCTGACGCAATCCTCGCTTATAGTTCGCTTCCTTGGTCTTAGTAATCATTTCAAGGCCCATCAGCTTAAATTCCATGGCTACGCCTGATGTATTCCCTGCGAAATTCTCATCAGTCAAATTAGGCACATGGCTAAATGTGTAGATGTCCTCTTTAAGAGCTGTACGCAAGATTTCAGTAGCACTTTCGTCCAGCGTATTCTTCAAGAACTCAGCCCTTGCACTATCGCCCGGCAATTCCAAAAGACCTTCTTCAGAAAGAATCTTCATTGCTACCTTAGCGTCTTCTGGAGTGTCTGCTAACTGCGTGCCATACAAGACAAGGATAGACTCTACAGCCTGTTCCTTATCATTGACACGATTCCCCATCAAGGAATTATAAGCGTCTATCAAGCTAATTTGTTGCTCATAGTCGCCAATCGCAAAGTGATTATTGCGATACTCGATAATTGGGATTTGACCAAGGTTGTGAGGTGTTGCCTCCTCGCTCTGAGTTGTTCCTGAATCTGTACTTCTCAGCACCATGTGATAGTGCAGATTTTCGGTAAAGACCTCAGCCTGGTGCTTGGTAGTGTCTTTCGTATCGTCTTTTACTTCATAGTAATAGACCGCAAACAAAGGCTTCCGCTCAATACTATCATCGTAGACCATGAAAGTATTCTCCGGATCAATACTAGTTGAATCCAACTCAGCCATACCCTCTTTAGCATAGATGTACTCGTAAGCACGACCATAGATAGCCATGTTCAAAGCATTCTGAGCATCTACTTGGTCAATCTCAGCACCATCAAAGGCTGTAAGTAGTTCATCAATATCACCGTCAGCAGTATTGTTATACTTGATAGGATTGCCCATAAAATAGCCCGTAGCCGTGTCTGCGATATCCTTGGCATGATTGGCTACCGTCTTGTAATTCGGTGCGTTCACGTTGCGTCTCGTGTGTTCTAAGATAGCATGCTCACCCAAATAGTAGCTTTTAAGCTTCTTCAAATGTGAGCTTTCAGTGCTATGTATCGTTATCAATTTGTAAATCAGGTCTTTCTTCAAAGAACCCTCATCATATCCATCCCGTGGATAGGTTAAATATTGGTACATGTCTTTCCTCTCTATAGACCATAATCAGAACGTCTGCGGACGGTTGCTTTTGGTTGCGAATGTTGTGAGTAAATCGCATAACGCACCGCATCCAGCACGTCGTCATTCTCTTTCACTGGCTCGCCCGTCTTTTCATTCCAGATATACTGATAAACTTCATCTTTGAACTTGCTGACCTTGTTTGATACAACAAAAAAGCGCCCAGCTTTCATCAGCTTGGCTACTTCTTCAATACCAGACAATACCGCTTTATTAGCGTTGAATGTTCTTAATTGCTCTCTTTGAAATCTAGCAACGTGTTCAGGTCGTGCACTGTCTGCCCAGAACGTAATATTCCCGTATCGTTCCTTGATATTCTTAGCGAGGTCTACCCAAAAATCTATCTCTTTGTACTGATGAGCGTGTTCCTCTAACAGATAAGCTGAACCGCCAGATGTTTCTCCAATGACAACAATAGAGCCAAAGTGTTCATATCCCCAGTCAACACCAGCATAGACTTTAGTGATATCTTCTGGTACGTTATCTACAACCATATTCTCGCTAAAATCACGATAGACGACGCCCTCACCAGTCACCCACAGACCAAGAATATCTCGGTCATAAAATACACCAGCTGGTGTCGCATTCTTGATATTCTCTCGGTATCTGTCAGACATGAATGTATTATCATCTAACTTAAAATGAAAGTCGATGATCATATCGTCTCCAGAGTTGATATAATCCCGTCTGATCCAGTGTGTCGGGATGTCTGGGTTGCTATCCCAAACAATCCTAGCACCCTCTCCTGAGCAACGTGAGATGATTTCCTTGAATACTTGTTCGTTAGCAAGAGATGCCTCGTTTACATAAGCTCCAAAAGCAGTAAAACCACGGGCGCGTTTTAAACCAGATATAGAACCGGTGTAGACTTGAACTACCTTGACACCGCAAAGGGTAAAAGCTCCGTGCTTATCGTATTTAGGTTCAATATCAAACATGTTATACAGTTCCTGAATGATATTGTTTTGTATCGATGTTGAAGATGTTCCAGCTAAGATATACATCGGCTCATCTATGTTTAATCTATCCGCTGTTTCTCTCACTCGTGCAATCTCATTCATGAAGACCATGTTGTTTAGAACAGTTTTACCTGAACGTTTTGCACCATGGAGACCACAGATAAAAAAATCATCATTCAATACTCGTGTAAGCACTTCTTCTTGTCGCTTTGTAAATTTATTTGTCATCAAAAGCACCTCTCAAAGCCTTGGCAAAGTCTATCAATTTATCGTCTTGTTCATTATCCACACCGATTTGTGATTTAAGTTTTTCGATTTCAAGTTCTAGTTTCTCAGCTTGTTTAGCAGTCGGATAACGCTTCAATATCTCAGCTATCGCTTTAATAACTGTGTTATTATCTGCCTTTTTCGTAACTCTATCCACCTCACCAGTGACAGGGTTCATCATCAAAACTTCCTCAAGTCGCTGGCCTCTTGCAATGTCTGAGAGAATCGAAAGAGCCTCTTTAGCGCTCAAAATATTTTCATCGTGCATCTTTTCAGTTTCGGTTTGTATAAACGTTTTAACGCTTGCATTTTCTAGCAATTTACTAGCGGTTGTTTTAGCATACGCTTCACTATAACCTGCGAATATTGCGGATTGATAGACATTACCAGTCCTCAAATACTCGCTCGCAAACATCTTTTGTCTTTGATTTAACCCAATGTCCATCACCACCTTTCGAATAATCAAAAAAAGCCACACGATGTGCGACCTTCTTGCAAGGCGACTACAACCTTGCGTGCGTATTAAATTTTGACTTCTTTTTTATTTTTTGTAGTCATTTAAAACCTCTGAGGGAATCAAACCCTCTAGCTTATAACTTATCCGGAATATAATTAGCTACGCAATCATGCGAGGTCCAGTCGCTTCCGCAACCATTTTTAAGTTAATGAGTGATAGGAGTTAATGAGTGATATGTGAATCCCCACCCAGAAGATTTAACTCATTCTGGGACACAAACACTCAAAGGAGAGGGGAGGACTTGAACCTCCAAGGCCATTACAGCCCCCTGACATTACAGGTAACCATCTACCAATTCTGAGACCTCTCTTTTCAATTCTTGATACTACCATTTTATCAGAATTACAAAACTGTGCTAACAAGTATCATTTTTTCCCGTACGGTTTTGTAAAGTTCAATTTAGTTCCATTCTCTCCAAAACCTCATTCAGTTCAGAGATAGCCATATTCCGCCAAGTGTAGAAAGTTGTTCTGCTGATTTCCATTTTGTCACAAATATCATCAACATACATCTTAGTAATGTAAGTCACCCTGAGAATAGACCTGCTCTTTGGATTTTTCAGCTTGTTAATCAACCTACCAAGCTCAAGCTTTCTGTTGATAACCTCTTTAGTATCCTGTTCTATGGCCTCTTTCATCACGACAAGCTGAGTATAGACATCATCAACTTTTCTAGCTTGACCACCTTGGACTTTGACGTCAATCCACTTGGGGCTTGAGAGCAAACCTGCCTCAAGCTCGTTAATTTCATCTATACGGCTTTGAATGTCCATGTCCAGATTCTGCAACTCTTTCAATAGTTCTTTAGCCTTGTTCACTCTCTGTCTCCTTTGTGATATAATAGTCTTATTAGGAATTTAGCCGAGACAGAGAGTGTCTTGGCTTTTTTATCGCACAAATTCGTTGACCAGGTCCCGGATAAAGAACTTCCAATCAGATTCTCTAAACGTCAAGAAACGATCTGTAGTAAAATTTCTAAGTCTTTTATAGAAAAGCATCTTTAGTTGGATTGACTCACCAACACTCAGTAAAATACCGGGGAAGCGATGTACTGAATGCACTCTATTTCCGTATCCAGAAATATCTAAATGTATTAACGTTTCTGGATATATGCGCCCCATACTAGCTTCAACTCCGAACTCAACCTTAACTTCTTCTACAATTGGAACTTCGTCAAAAATTGGTCGTGCAGAAAATATTGGCGACGGCGTTTCTTGTTTTTTTCTTCTTCCTGAATATGGATATTTACAAGGTCTCATTTGCGTCCTCCAAACTCCTTATTTTCATAGATGTTGCCGATGATTTCATTTTCTTCAATTTCAGTCCATAAACATACTGCGTCACTGCCCGTATCAATTACCCAAGAACCCTCAAGCTGCTTAACAATCCCTATAAATTCCTTGTCATACTCATAGAAACCGCCAATTTCGTCAGCTCTACCCAAAAATCTAGTAGTTCGTACAATATCGCCTTCAAAGATTTCCTTGCCGTTCTTGTCTTTGAGTCCTGTTGATTGCATGAGTTCGATTTCGTCAGGATAAGCTGTAATGTAATCATTCATTAAAGCATCGTTTAACTCAAATTCTTCAATCTCGCTATCCTGAAAAAACATACATTTGACTGACATCAGTCTACCTAATTCATAATGCCACACTCTAAATTTCGGTATCATGCCAAATCCTCCTCATATCTCAGCACCTACGTTATCAGCCTTGTAGATAACCATCGGCTTCTTCTCTTCCAAATCTCGAATCCTATCCATCTGCCAGATATTCAATCCAGCAGATAGCAGAATCCAGATAGCTATGAATCGTTTCAATTTATGACCTCCTCCTTCAATTTAAGCTCAATCTCTAAGTAAAAGCTTTGATCAGGTATCTCCAGTATCGCTGTAGTGGTTTTACCATCAGAACCAACGATAATTTCTCCGATTGCCAAAACTAAGTCTCCAATTGTGCTATTTAGCGTAAAGCTCATCACTCCACCTCCTCTATCTCAACACCTTCACAATCGAACACCCATCCGAGGCCAGCTTCTTCTAGTTCTTTTTGAGTACCTTTATAATTCCTAGCTGTTATATCTTGACTAAAATAAAGAGTACTCCCTGATTGCGATTTGACCAAAGGCTGCCTATTTTTTAAAGTCACCAAATACCGCTTCTCTTCCTCGACCTCGTAGCCATCAAGCCATGCTCTAGCTACTAAATCAAATGGTCTTTCTTGCATAAACCATTTTCTAACTTCATCGTTCGTGAAATCAAATTCGAATAATTCTACCACGTCTTTACAAGCTTTTCTAGCTTCCTCAATCCATTCAGCCACAAACCGCGGAACTTTGACTTTTTCACGTTCAACCATACCCTCAATTTTACCTTGCTCGTAGCCCTCTCGCCATTTTGCACGGCTAAAATCCTGTTCAAATTCGCTCATGATAGCCTTTAACCAAACCTCTCTATCATGCAATGGCAATTCTCGCAATCGTGCTAGTATGTTCTTTACGTAGCGTGGAGCTTCATCTGCGTAACCTATTTCGGATTCGTCTAGTTGTTTCAAGTCTTCTAGAAAAATTTGACGAGCTAGCTCTGCTCCTTCAGCATCCCATACACCCTCAAGTTTTTTATACTTCTCAATTAATCGCTGTACATTCATCTTAGTTTCCTCTATAAATCAAATAAACTGCAATAACTACCTGAGCCATGCTTGGCGAATAGCCAACCCAATCATCAAACTCCTTAGATTTTGGCAACCAATCCTTAGTAGCTCCCAATTCATAGTCTGTAGGCTTTTCATCAGCGAAGATGCATTCCATCGCTCCCATAAACGTCATACCATCTTCTGCCATTTCCCAAAAATAGTCCGCCCGGTCTTTCACCGCTTGTGGTAAATCTTGCTTGGGAGGTTGCGGCTTCCCGTCTTCTACCGTCCAGTTGTATACTTCATTAACTTTTTGCTTTAACTCTTCCATCATCTTCCAACTTCTTCACTTTCCGTCTTAATTCTCATTATCTTCCTCCTCGATTTTAATAACGGCCCTACCGTTTGGGTGTCGTCTTTGGTGTGATGTGTAAGTGTAATACTTTAACATCCTTTCAGTAATTCCTGTCTCGCTACTGATCTGCGCTAATGTTCCAAGCGTAACAAACACATCACCTTGATATAATGCGTAGTCAGCCATCTGCTCCTCATTTCTTCAAATACTCAGGGATTTCATGACCTCAATCTCAACCTCTATCCGTGGATTTAGACTGTAGAACTTGCCTACATCATGTAGCGCTATCTGACCGTCGTCCTGGAAGACGATCCCTGACATGCTGTCATATAGCGCTTTTTCGTAGTTATCTATGTCAGGCTTTTTGCCTACTGGTATAATTTCATCCAGGAGGGCCTGTTGGTTCTTCTTGACTTTAGAAATGTACTGAGGAGGTTTGATATAAAATCTAAGCCGTGTCCTCAAAGCTCCCTCAAGGATAGGCTGACCCATGTACTGATTAGCAATAAGCAGCTGGCAATGATTGCGCCATGTTTTCATATCCTTGTCTTCGTAAGTTGTGGTAAAACTCCCACGTCTTGCAAACCTTGGCCGTGATTGAGGTTTAGGCTCAATGTTCAGGGTCAATTTCATTCAAGAGCCCCCTTAAATCCTGCCATCTCAAAGAGATTTTCTCTGTTTTCGTTTACGAACTCAAAGAATTTTTTAACCTCTTGTAGCGTCTTGATGTTGCTCTTGACTCGTGTTAATGAGGTGAAAAATACATCATTTTTGGGAATTGCCTTAACTTTGCACTTGTAGACCGGTTCAAAAAGGTCACCATTGTCATCTAGTGTAGGAGCCGTGTCTTTGTTATCAAAGCTAATGCTCATATCATAGTTTAGAGTCGTAACGACCTCTATTTTTTGTTTCTCAATGATGATAGCAATACGTTCTGTCGCATTGATTTTACTTGCCATGTTCTTTCTCCTGTTAAAAAAGTGTCGTTTGCAAAGGGTACACATCTTCAAACGGTACTCCAAGTCTTAGACAGTCTCGTTTGATGTCCAGTGTAGAGATGACGTACTTGACGCCGTTGTTTTTCTTGTCATAGTGTGGAAAAGTGTACCCGTCATTTTCAATTTTGGTTTTAATGTCCGTTTTGGTTTCAGGTTTCCAATCCACCCAATCTGTCCACTCCATTCTTGTCCTCCTCAAACTTTACAAACGTTAGCCAGTGTGTGGTGCCTCTTTGCTGACCAAATAAGGGCTTGAATGGTATCACCTCTAGTAATTTCTTTACATTTATCTGACAGTCAGACCATTTAAAGACTAGTGTGCCGCCAACTTTTAGAACTCTCATACATTCTTCAAAACCCTTGGCCAAATCTTCCGACCAGGTAACTTTGTCCAGCTGTCCATACTGAGCTTTCATTATCGAATTAGGTCCAGCCCATTTTAGATGTGGTGGATCAAACACAACTAGATTAAATGTGTTGTCTTCAAAAGGCATGTCACGAAAATCACCGATAATATCAGGGTCTACATTGACCTTTTTGTCATGTATCTCAAATGTTTCTTGCCTAATGTCCATAAAAATTGTGTGACTTTCGTTTTTATCAAACCAAAACATACGACTGCCACAGCAAGCGTCAAGAATTTTAATTTTTGACATATATACCTCCTAAAACGGCAAACCGTCATTTGGGAGGTCAAAGGGGTTAGGATCGGTAAAAGGTGAGCTATTCCCATTTTGGAAACTGTTGCCTTGTCCGTGCTGACTGTTGCGACTCTCTAGCAGAGCTACACTCTCAGCGATTACTTCAGTCACATATCGACGCTGACCGTCTTTCTCGTAAGACCTAACTTGTAAGCGCCCTGTGAGGCCAATAAGTGAGCCCTTGCTGCAATACTGAGCAATGATGTCAGCTGTACCTCTCCAAGCTTGAAAATTGATAAAATCAGCCTCACGCTCTCCATTTTCGTTTTTGAAATTGCGATTGACTGCAAGCGTGCCCTGTAAACTAGATACATTATTAGGCGTTTTTCGTAGATCAGGAGGCGCTACAAGCCTCCCAACCAGTGTGACGTTATTGATCATCTGATTTGTCCCCCTCTAGTGCTACGCTCTCCCAAGAGATACCCTAAAAACATCCATAGGATAGCCATCCCAATCTCTTTGATAAAATCATTCATTATTTCTCTCCTTTGCATTCATAACATACATTTTGACCTACATCTTTTCCCTTGATTATTGATAAGCTACCACATTTCTCACAGCTGATTATGAAACCTAAACCATTTGAATTAATACTGCTTATATTGTTCTCTGAGGGAACTTTGTAAATAATCAATGCGGATGTATGCCAATATTCAGCACTGACTCCACTGTCAGCGACAGCAGACACATTTGATTGAAATTTGATGTCAATCAACTTAATGCCTGGATTTTCGGCAAGCCAGCTATTTATTTGGTCGTCAATCGCCTCATGATGTGGATAATCACATGAAAAAAATACGGTTTTAATCATATTCCCCTCCTGGATTGTGCCACCAGATCATCAGGTCTTCCTGATTATCTCTGATGTACTGCTCAAATATTTCAAAGTGGACGATAGCATGTTTTAAGCGTTGCATACCCTCTCCAGATTTTGAGCAAAAGCTGAAAACTTTAAAGACAGGCTCAATCATGTCAATAATTTCTACGACTTGGCCATTGAGGTTCCAGACGCTATCCTCTCCCACCTTAAAATCTAGGATAAACTCATCCCCTAGGTTGTGGATAACATGCAATTTCTTGCCGTCCGAGTAGATGGCTACGCTGTCAGATATTTTTCTGATGTCCATGGTTACCTCCCCATTGCTCATTGAGTTCAGCCTGAGTCAATGGCTCAATACGTTGATAACCGCTGACTTGATAGTTCTTTTTAAAATCAAATCCGAGTTGACTTAGACCAGCCTTGAAACGGTCTTTTTCGGCTGTGTCTACAAAATACACCTCTAAAGTCATTTTTTGGGTATATCGTTTTAGGTCATTTTCAGCCCCTCTAAGAGAGTTCTGCTCATTTTGAGGGATTTGCTCACCGTCCAAGATTTCGCCTGCCTCTGGGTCAAAATTTGGGGTTCCCGTTGATTTTGGAGCCCGTTCTTGCTGTTTGGTTTGTTGGGCTGCTAAAAGTTCCTGACTTTCTCGCTCTGCTCGTTCTTGAGCCTGTCTGATTTCTTCCTTTTGTTTTTCAGACTCATAATCAGCTTTGATTTGTTCAAAGACTTCAGCAAGAGTCAAGTCTTTCAGCTGTCTAATGTAAGGTGAGTCAGTCATGCCATACTCAGCACATAACCCTGAAATAGCTGACTTAGCCTTTTCAAATTCTTGCTGTTTCTGAAACTCAAATGTGACCATGTCATCAAGTGACTTCATAGTGGCTTTTTTAAGCGTCACGCCATCTGCCATGAAATCGCCAGCCTTGACATACTCAAGGGCCTTTTCATCAAAGAGACGAGGATCCAGCATGTACTCAGCCGATTTGTTGGCTAGGTAACTCTTAACCGTATCTATTTTTAGTTGTCTTTGATGTTCTTCGATTTCCTTGATACCTTTGTCAAATTCACTAACTACGGTTGCAAATGGGTCAATAATTGACTTAGCATAACTATCCCATGTGTTAGCTGTCTCTGATAGTAAGTTTTTAGTGTCAATACGGATACGATTTTTAGACTCAATTAACTTGTTAAATTCAGCCCGCTTTGCCTTGTCGTCTTTGAGAGTGCTAGCTGTAGGAATATAGTCCTTGTACTTTTCAGTAGCCTCTATGAGGTCTTTTTCAAAAGACTCTCTAGTAAGTTCATCCGTTGTGATCATCTCATAGATTTTATTGATTTTCTTATCATCAATAACCTGTAATTCTTGCATGTTGTCCTCCTAATATTCAAGTTCACCGTCTAGCAACTCGCCCTGGATTGGCTCCTCAGTTTTAGCAGGTTCAGGATCTGCATGATTTGCCTCTTGCTCTTTGTTGAATTGCTCAATCTGAGCCATCTTGCGTGCTACGACATCCTCACGGCTCTCTTGAGGTGTGACGTCTTTGATACGGTCAAATGTCTCTCCACCGTCGTCCTCTGTGTACATGTTCCCCAAGTCCTCAGGGAAAGCCTCTCTAAGAGCATTTACTAGAGCCACTTTCCTGATCATGGTAGCTGGCATGGTGTTCCATGTACTTTGTTTCTTGTCATATTCCTCACGACTGACAAAAATTTCCACAGGTACCTTGAAATTTTTGCGGTGCACTCTAGCCCATCCGCCTATCAGTGTATCTTCTGGGAGCATGATTGCCCCTTTGCGTTCGTGCATAACACCCTCACTGTCTACTACCACTACTCCAGCCTCAAAGCCCTCATAGTCTTTACATTGGGCGGCACGTTTCAAGAAAGCCTCTTTAGAGACAATTAAGCTAAACTCTTTGCCCCCATTACGGTTTGTGTAAGCTACAATGTAGACCTCGTTAGCAAATGGGTTAAGATTGCGACCTTTACACAAGGCTAGCGCCTGACCTACTTGTTTTTCAGTCAGTAGGTTTTGTGGGTCAAAATACTTTTTGATGTCTGCCCCGGTCAATAAACTTGGGTCAGTAGTGATGTTACGTTTTGTCTGTGTTGCTAATTGATTATTAGTCATCTTGTTTTCTCCTATGTGTTCATGTCAATTCTGCGTCTAGACTTACTATTTAAGTCATCTAATTCATTTTTGTAATCTTGAATAAGTTGCAAATTCCGGTCAATGAAGCGTTCTACAACTTGACCTAGAAGTTCTTGTGTTGTCACGCCTCTCAATTCAGCAAGAAGTCTGATATATTCTTTTTGTTTTTCAGAGATCTCTGCTCTTATGAACGACTTTCCTTTATTGGTCATCTGCGTCATTTTTTTCTCCTTTAGGCTAGCAATCTCCTACATAGATCCATTGACCAGCGCTGAAAATCCAATCGGCTGGGTCACGTTCTTCCCTGGGTTCAGGAGGCTGCATTATGTCTCTGTCGTAATCAAACATGAGCATACACCTTTCCTAGTTCCAGAACTCGCTTCACATATCTGGTCTTTGACGTTAGCCCAAGATCCAGCAATTCGTTTTTTTCTTCATGATTAGCCAAAAGCCATACACGGTTTTCAAGTTCAATTCTAGTCATCTTCCTGCTCCACATCTTCAATTTTCACTTCGCTATTTAGACGTTTCATGGCTTCATCTACCGACTTGCCGCCCAGGACGTCCTTGAGCATGTGGCTTACATCGTGCATTGTTTGAGCCTTCGCCTTGCTTCTTTCAGTCTCTGGCATCAATCCGACATCTTGTAGAGCCAGAAAGGCTAAACTGACATCGTGCATTTCTTTCTGAAGCTGTTTGATTTTTTTGATTGTTTTTAGTGCTTTAAACATATTGTTCTCCTTGTTCTTTTTCTTTGTAGATTGCCAATTGTTGCTTCAAGTCATAGTTTTCTTGCTCGAAAGCAAAGCGACGCTTGCGCTCCTCAAATAGGTCGATCATGAGTTCGACCGCTACCTCTCGCCAGTCAAGGTTGACTGCTTTAAGAACTACTTCAAGTCTGAGTTTTAACTTGGTAAGTAATTTCATTAAGCTACGCCCTCCTCGTTAGATTGCTTGTTCATGCCTAAAATAATGTCATAGTAGGAATGACCAGCAGGGATGACATAGCCTGTCAAATCATCAACTTGAGAGCCATCTGCCATGATGTTTACAATTCTTGGTTTCCATTGCTCTTTTTTTCTCTTCATGTTATAATTACCTCGAATACTTTTGTTGAGCGCCTGATTGCCGTCAGGTGCTTTTTGTTGTCTTCTAGACTGTCTTGCTTTCCATCGCCCTGAGTTCTATCTCATGGCTGACTTGTTTCAATAGCTTCTCACACGCTATTTTAGCTTCTCTGTACGTTGTAGATTCGCTGATGAAGTAGTCAGCAAGTTCTATGATTTTATCTTCCAATATTGCCTCCAAAAATCAGCCTCAAGACCGATGTAATATCCTCCTAAATTGCTATAATAATCTCGACTAGGACCTCTCACCGTTTTAGTCAAAATTCCAATAGAAAGGAGGAGTTTTTATGAAATCCTTTAAAGATTTTCGAGAATCTTTAACAGCTGAAGATATGCAAGCTATCTCTGCTAAAGCTAATGAAGCTACTAAACAGATTGACCATACAGACGGATTGCAACTGGGGAAGGTCAGTGGTTTGACTTCTGTAATAACTACTATTGAGTTACTTGAGAAGTATCATGAATGGCTTCATAGCTAAGACGCTTAAATTCTTCTGAGTCTATCTGAAAATTGATAGGCTTTTTTTGTAAACTCTCAAGAAAACTAGTGTTTCTTAGAATTTTTTCTACTAATTCAGGGTCTGCCTTTACAAAGGTGGACTCTTTTTTCCCACTATACGGATATCGTCTTGGTCTCATTTTTTCTCCTTTCCTATTTTTCAAAGTCCTAAAATTGAAATTTCTCTCTTTTATTTAAAGAAGTAGGACTTGTTGTTTTTTAATATTTATTGTTATTTAATACTTGTTGTTAGTTAATATTTATTAGTGCCCAAAATCTGACATCTCACTTTCTGACATCTCACTTTCTGACATCTCACTTTTTGGAATGTCAGAATTATAATTCATAGACGCCTTTTTGATAGACAGGTTTAATCTCTGTTTCATAATATCGAATTGGAAATCAGATATTTTTACATCTGAAAAGAATCTGAATATATGACTCCCTCCATTTCCAGGAGGTTTTTTTCTGATTTTTCGCAAATATCCAGCCTCTTCAAAGATTTTGAAATACTTATCGATTGTCTTTCGGTTAACACCTTTTCTTTTGGCTATCTCATCCGGATAGACTTGCCAGTTTGGGTGATTGGCCAGCACCACCATCATGATGCCAACCGCTGTAAAATCCATCGCAGGATCGTTGATAAAACTATTACTAACAGCGGTATAGTCGTTAGTTGGATTCCTGAAAGATAAATTGGCAATCCAAATCTTTAAAGTCTGTCATACATTCTCCTTTCTTTATTGTTTAATTTGTTAAACATTTTCTTTAAAAAAAATCTTTCACTTGCTTATTAAAAACTACTGCTAATTTTTGAAGTGTTCGAATTTTCACTGTTGACGACTGACCTGATTCAATCAAGTGTATTGTTGTTCGAGAAACATTTGACTTCTCTGCAAGTTCCTCTTGAGACATTTTCTCTTTTTCACGCCATTTTCTTAAACGTTCTCCTTGCACATTCCTACCTCCTTATTTTTCTATTTGTTCCTCGCAATTCTGCTATAATGTAGTCAGAAAGGAGGGAATGTTATGACTGATCACCAGCTAGAAACTTCTTTAATCGTCCTTGGCAAAGAATTTGATAGAACCAAGAAAAACGGAAAAGAAAGTTTTAGTGTTCATGTTTCTTTTTTTGATGGTTTAGATGCTAATCAGCATCTTCAAGAATTTGCACGACAATATCCCGTAAGGATTGCCCGTTTGAAGCCTGACCAAATAACTTTTCTAATAAAGTAATATCGTTTAGAGGGAAGGGATTGGTTTCAACTCTATCGTTAAACGTTAAAACAACTTCACACTTCTCCAGATAATGATTGGTAAATTCCACTCGCTCAACTCCGTCGAGAAACATTCCATCGACGAATACAGCAGGGTGGTTTTTTCTTGCCGTCAACAATACATCATGCTCTGATGTATTTACTGATATAGTTCTGTTAGACGCCATTTGTTTGACCCTTTCTTTAGATAGACCGTCCTAGTCTTTTAGAAATGATTTCTACATCTGAGTCGTCCAGTTTCAACTGGTCGGCTTTTTCATTTAAACGAGCTTCGACAACTTGGTTAATTTCAATCCATTCTCGTTTTGTAAACTGGCTTCTGAATTTTAGAAATTCGTTTAGTTTTTCTTTCATACCCTCGTCCTACTTTCCATTGCCCTGAGTTCTATCTCATGACTGACTTGAAGAAATAGCTTCTCACACGCTATTTTAGCTTCTCTGTACGTTGTGTTTTCGCTGATGAAGTAATCAGCAAGTTCAATGATTTTATCTTCCAATTCTAACTACCTTTCAAATGTGGTATAATCAAAATAAAATGATTGGAGAAATCTTATGAATAATTTTAGTTTTATAGAAACACTTGCGATCGCTGCCATACCTGCCTTTGTTTCTGGCATGTGGTCTTACATCGCTGCTAAAGGAAACAGCAAGCATGAAATTGATAAAATTAACATTGCACACTCACAAGAGCTTGAAAATGTCGAAAATCAATTTAAACAAGATATGGAAAAAATGCAAAAGCAACACTCACAAGAACTTTATTCGCTGCAACAAACTCACGAATTAAGATTACTTGAACTTGAAAAAGTATCTCAACTAGACACTCAAACCGACCAAGGCTTAAAGATAAATGACCTAATTTTTAAAGCTATTTCAGGAGAAATATCTGCAGATGTAGCAATAAAAAATATGAGCACTCTTAGTCATTTCGCGAACAAGCAACAACCTTCCGATCTTCAAAAACAATTTGTGAAAAAATTATCCAAGAAAAATCACAAATGATACTTTTTCTTGATACGCTCTATCTCAGAATCAAACCACATTTTGTGGTTTTTAATTTTCTTTTTCAGATGATGCTTACCAGCTAAGTAAGCAATTAAATTCGTGATAAAACTAGCAATCATTGATATGCCTAGTATCGTAAGAAAAGATTCATTCATCGTTCTACTCCTTTCTCTCTTTTTTCGCTCTATGAGCAACAACCTGCCAAGGATTCGAACCTTGGTGATACCAATCAGGCTACATTTAATTTATCAAGCATTCCTGCAAATGCTGCATCAAAACGAATGTCATCGATTTCCTCTTGAGTGAAACCAGAATCGAGAAGGTAACGCTCTTGGCGTTCAATCTCATCTGCTAACTCTGTCCATCCGAAAGCGAATTGACGGCAGTTAGTACAGAATGCTTCAAGTTTGCTATAGAGGAAATTTTCCTCGTAAGTGCCTTGGATTAAAGTTTCCTTTGCTACTGCTTTAAAGATGTTGATTGCTTTCTCGTTTAATGTGTTCATGGTGTTTCCCTCCGCTTTGTTTTTGTTATTTCCTTAAGCTTGATTATAGTTTAACACGTTAAACATAAAATGTCAAGCGTGTTAAACAAAAAATGTTTACTTTTTTTATTTAAAGATGTATAATAGATTAAACAATATATAGAAAGGGGTTTTTGAATGAAGTTAGGAGAATTACTCAAATCATATAGAACAGAGCATAAATTATCGATGGATGCTTTTTGTGAATTATCTGATTTAACAAAAGGATATATTTCTATGCTTGAAAAAAATGAACATCCGAAATCAAAAAAACCCATTGTCCCATCTTATGACACAATAGAAAAAATCGCTAAAGGGATGCAAATTTCTACAGATGATTTAATTAATATGCTAGATGATGAACAAGAAATTCAAATCAACGCTACTCCAGCTGTTCTTTCAAAATCTCAAATCCAATCCATATATGACGAACTAGAACCGAATGGACAAAGAAAAGTTGTAACATACGCTGAAAAATTACGTGACGAACAAGAGAAACGAAAAAAAGCGAAGATAAACGAAGTATCGGAGAACATCATCAGACTGGACGACTACAGACAGACTACTTACCGACGTGTTACTGGGGTTGTCTCTGCTGGTAGTGGTTCGATACAGGACGACGATTTAGATATGGAGGTTTCGTTCTATGAGGATGAAATCCCAGACGACTACGACGCTATCGCTTATGTCGTCGGCAACTCTATGGAGCCAAAGATAAAGAATGGTGACTATCTTTTTATAAAGAATACCCAACAGGTTGATTATAACACTATCGGCATCTTCCAAGTAGACGGCGCTAACTATGTTAAGAAACTGCGTCAGGGATATCTGGAAAGCTTGAATCCAGATTATGAGGATATACACCTAGACGAAAGCAACGACATCCGAACTATTGGGGAAGTTGTCAGTGTGTATAGGGAGAAATAACATGAGTAACGAAAGTAGACCGATGGAAGTGATTAAACACAACCTAGATTGCAAATGCCACAGACGAAGAGAGTGGATTAGAGTAAATGATAAATGGCATGCTATCGAGTTTTCGGTAGACGATCCAAACGAACCTCCTATGACAGAGGAAGAGAAAGCCAACGTGGCCTTAATTCTTCAACAACACTTATCGAAAGAATAAAACCAACTGTTTCCATTTTGGAAACAACTACTTGACAAAAACTAAAAAAAGAAGTACACTAATAATGTCAAAAGCCTTGTTCGTCAAGGATACGATATTTATTTATAAAGCCTTGTTCGTCAAGGACAAAACGGTCTGGTGTACTTCTAAGAGGTACACCTTATTTTATTATCCGGAGCAATAATATGAAATTTCAACAAGGCGAAGTTTATCTAATCAACTTCCCACAAAAAGGTGGGAATGAATTTTACGGAAAACACTACGCTATCATCTTAACAACTCCTGACAAAGTTGATGGAACGCTCCTAGTAGCACCTTTAACTGGTAAAAAATCAGGAAAGAAATATCGTGGTGGTATCACGATTGAAAATAGTAAATATCAAAACACTCCGTCCAAGCCCAAAGCCTATGCTTATGTCCGAAAAATCCAAGAAATAGACAAACGGAAAATCGTCTATAAAACAAAGAAAAAGACTGATAGTGATGGACAAGTAATGCTAGATGCAGCAGGAAAAGAGTTATATGATAAAGTTTATAGACCAGCTTACAAGCTAGATACAAACGACCATAAAAAACTACTAGACAAGATAAAAGAAGTTCTTGGACTAGATTTATATTAAATAAAAAATTGACGTTTTTAAATAATTATATTACAATACAGCTATCAGGAGTTTAGCTCCATAAAGTTTAGGTTTGGATTTTAGATCCATAACGTGATGGTAGCCGTATTTGATACGGCTACTTTTCTTTTTATCTAGCAACTGTTTCCATTTTGGAAACAACTCAAAAAAGCCCCACGCTCTCAAAGTTTGGCGACTCTGAGCGTGAGGCATGTGACAGGAAAAGATTTTCATGGAGACAACCTCTCATGATGTCTTTTCTTGTACCCATTTTATCATTTTTTAGGAAATTTTGAAAGAGGTACTACTATGATAACAACAAATAAAGTAGCTATATATGTCAGGGTATCGACGACAAACCAGGTTGAGGAGGGATACTCTATAGATGAGCAAAAAGACAAGCTCTCTAGCTACTGCGACATTAAAGACTGGAATGTATACAAAGTATATACTGATGGAGGTTTCTCAGGATCCAATACTGACAGACCAGCGCTAGAAAGTCTTATCAAAGACGCTAAAAAAAGAAAATTTGACACAGTTCTAGTCTATAAGCTGGACCGTCTTAGCCGTAGTCAAAAAGACACGCTTCACTTGATTGAGGATGTATTCATCAAGAATGGGATTGAATTTCTGAGCTTGCAAGAGAACTTTGACACCTCTACTCCTTTTGGTAAGGCTATGATTGGACTCTTGAGCGTCTTTGCTCAGCTAGAAAGGGAGCAAATCAAGGAACGCATGCAACTTGGCAAGCTAGGACGTGCCAAATCTGGTAAATCCATGATGTGGGCTAAAACATCCTATGGATACGACTACCACAGAGATACAGGAACTATCACTATCAATCCAGCTCAGGCTCTGGCCATTAAGTTTATCTTTGAGAGTTACCTGAGAGGGAGATCTATTACTAAGTTGAGAGATGATCTAAATGAGAAATACCCAAAGCATGTGCCTTGGAGCTATCGGGCGGTCAGAACCATACTCGATAACCCTGTCTATTGTGGTTTCAATCAGTATAAGGGAGAAATTTATCCAGGTAATCATGAGCCGATTATTTCAAAAGAGGAATACGATAAGACTCAATCTGAGCTAAAAATAAGACAAAGAACAGCAGCAGAGAATGTCAATCCTAGACCATTCCAAGCTAAGTACATTTTATCCGGCATCGCCCAATGTGGATATTGTGGCGCTCCTTTAAAAATTATGTTAGGCGTAAAGAGGAAAGATGGGAGCAGGTTAAAAAAATATGAATGCCATCAAAGGCACCCACGAACGCTGAGAGGCGTTACTACCTACAACGACAATAAAAAGTGTGACTCAGGATTTTACTACAAAGACAAGCTAGAGGCCTCTGTGCTAAAAGAAATAAGCAAGCTACAAGATAACGCTGATTACCTGGACAAAATATTTTCAGGAGACAATGATGAGACTATAGACCGTGAGAGCTATAAGAAACAAATAGAGGAGCTATCAAAGAAACTGAGCAGACTTAACGACCTCTACATAGACGACCGTATCACGCTGGAGGAATTACAGAGCAAGTCAGCCGAATTTATAAGCATGAGGGCTACTCTTGAGACTGAACTGGAAAACGATCCAGCGCTCAGGAAGAACAAAAGAAAGGCTGATATGAGGAAACTGCTAAACGCTGAAAAAGTCTTTTCAATGGACTACGAAGGTCAAAAGGTACTTGTTAGAGGGCTTATAAACAAGGTTCAGGTAACAGCTGAGGACATTGTTATCAAGTGGAAAATATAAATAATTTTAGTAACCAACATTTC